ACCACCCGTGAGGGTTGGGTTTCCACCAGCCAACAACGTTCCCGTCGCTGGGGTAAGCGAAAGAACCGAAGGTGAACCAGTTGCCGATGCCGAGAGGGTCGTCACGGAAGTCAAACCGCCGACATTCTCAAATCCCAACGCTAGAAAACCGTTCTTACCGTGCTGGAAAGTAGGCATTTTATTCCTTTCTAATAACGGGCGAACCCGTAGAAAATAGTTGCTGAAGCACCGCTATTGAGTGTCCAGTAAAGACGTGTGTATTGGTAAATGCTTCCCGAAATCGGGTAGATTTCAGCACCAACAGCCGAAATCGTGTTTCCAATTGGGGTCTGGCTGCTTGCGCCGCTAGTCCAAGTTACGCCGTCTGACGACGACTGGAAATATAGGCTCAACGTTGCCCCTGCGGACAAAGCGGTGACCGCAACCAAAAGCAAGCCACCATTGTTAGAAGCCTGCTGGTTGTTGAGAGCGACAGTTGAGGCAGAAGCACCCGTTCCGGTAATGCTGAAAGACTTGCCGGTTCCGTAAGCAACGCCACCGTCCGCTTGGATTTCAGTATCGATGGTCACAATGCCAGCAACAGGCGACTTCAGTTCATACTTAGTCTCAATACCCTGCGACAGCCAGCAACGCTCATTGTCAGTGTTTCCACCGAAAGGGAAAACAATAACTGCGTCGTCGCCGTTGTTGTTAATCGCCTCAGTCATAATTGCGTCAACGCCCTGTTGCGTTCCGTCGTAGTAGCCAGACAAGGTGATTGTGCCGTCTTTTAGACCCTTGATGTATGACTTTACGCCGCCAGTTTGGAAAGTGGTTGATTCAGTGGCTTCCGCCGTGAAACTAAGCCCAGCGTCGTTAAAGAACTGCGAGAGGTCGTAGCCAGTGGCAACACTGGTTCCGGTTCCACCAGTTCCGGTAGCGGCGGTTCCCGTTGCGACAGTGGCGGTTGTGCTTAGTGAAAAGCCAATGTTGTTTGCGCCAGCGACGGTTCCCGTCAGGTTGAGCGATGAGTTGGTGTTTCCAGCAACGGTCACATATTGGTTTGCGACAAAAGGGTTGTAGCCCGTGTAGCCAACCAGACCCGAAACGCCACCCAACTGCGTGATAGCGGCAGTGGCAGAGTTGGCAATGGTGAAACTGGTGGGCGATGCAACGCCAGTAATGGTCGCACCAGAGGCGTTGTAAGCGGTCGGCAACATATTGATGACGGTGACGGTTCCACCGACATACAAGCCGTGTGGCGCAACGGTCGTATAAGTGGTGTATCCAGCCGAAGGTGATGAGGTCGCTACTGCCGTAATAGCCAGAGGCCCATAACCATTTACAACGGTTGCGCTTGCCGAGTTGTTGATGAACGCTACTCGTACATTCTTACCGTGAACGAAATTAGGCATTAGTTACCAGCCTCTGCGCTTGGCTCAACGGGTGCGCTTTCCGTAGGTGTTTGGTCGGTTGAGGGGTCAGCGACAGGTGCGTCGCTAGGCTCTGGGGCAACGTCAGGCGTGACGGGCTGTGCGACGGGGATAATGAATCCGTCTGCGAGCAACCACGAGATGCTTTCGCCGGGAATATCATTGACGACATCACCAACGTTGGCAACCTTGCCGTTATACCATAACGGTGAATTGCCTGAAACTTGGTATGACGGTGTTGATTTTGCCATAACGCCCTTAGCGACTAGTGACCCTACGGGGTAGAGACTACCACCCATAATTGGATTTTTAGTTTGCTAATCGGGTAGGGGAAGGTATAGGCAGACCCATTAGAGAGGCTGTATGAGGCTCTAGGGGTGCTGTTTATTCTTCGCTTTGACGCTTTTTGCGCTTTTTGATAGCGGATACTCGGTGGGGATAGAACGCACGGATAGTGGTGTTCCCTGTCGTTCCGCCGTGAACGATTACGTCAGTGACCTCGTTGTTGCGGAGGTGAACCTTGATGAACGTGAACTCGCCACGCTCACCGGAAATCTTTACAAGGTCGCCAGCGTTGATTTCGTTCCACTCGGTCGCCACCTCGTAGGTGGGAACGTAGCGAGGGGTGATTTCCTTTTTATTTGCCATAACTAGAACCCCCCCAGCATACGAGTGAGAGCAGGTGGAGCGGGGGTGTCGCTGATAGTAGCACGGCGTTTCGCCCGCTTAGCCTCGTCGGCGGCCTTGTTCCTAGCAAAGTTTTCCCTATTGCGAGCCATTTTGGCTTCAACGATTTCGGCAAACTCTGGGTCGCAAACGTGGTCGGCAAACGTCTTGTTGCCTTCTTCTGTGTCAAGCCACGCCCGTGCAACGTTCATATTCTCAAACCAAGAGTTTTGTGGGCTTAGTTGTTGCTCACAAGCCCTGCAAGCGGCGTGGAAGCGACCAGTGTGGTAGATGAGGCCTTTGCGCTTATTCATAATCACTCCTATCAGGTGTCAATTGCAAAAAACACAGTCATAACTGCGCCTACTTATTATACAGACTGGCACTAGCAAAGTCAAGTTATGACTTTATTTGTTCACCACAGTGGCATACCAAATACGAACCGTCGGTTGTCTGAACTGGTATGGCATCAGCGTGGTCGCACGTCTTTGGCGTTTCCTCTGCCGGTTCAGCATCGTCTGCGAGTGGCGTTGCCTCTGGCTCTAAGAGCATTTTCTCCACAGCCCCAAGAGCGAACACGGCCGCCTCATTAGCCTTGCGAGCCGCCCGTAAGGTTTTGATAATCACCTCACGCTCTACGGTCATGTCGTCGGCAACCCGTTGTTGTTGTTCGTCGTGAATTGTAAATTGATGGTGAAGCGTGGTCGCTCAACGTCGTCGTATCCAATCGGGTTTGGGATACCAATGGGCTGAATACGCACAACGTAAGGGAAATACACGGGGTCGGGAACCACCCAGCCACCTAGAACGTCACGGATGGTGTTCGCCCACGCATACGCACCCGGATAGTCCTCTCGCAAGCCACGCACGGTAACTTGCGCTCGTGGATAGTCAAGGGCGGTGATTCCGTTGCCCATAGTGAAGTCAGAACCCTTGCCCTCATACTGCTGAACGACTACAGCGGCATCTGGTGCTTCGGCTGGCATACGCCCGATAAACAGATTTACACCTGCCACAAGCCCCTGTGACGTGCCATAGGCAGAGGCAGTGACCTTAGCCACCAGAAAAGTTGCAATGTCGTCTAAGAGAGCCATAGTGAAATACTACAGCCCAAATGACTTCAAATCCTCTGAGAAGGTTCCGGCGTTGAACGATGCGCCAATTCCCGACCTCGCCCATTCCTCACGCAAGTTTTTCAGCACTTCCTCTCTGATTTCGTCTTGATGGCGAGTGAAGGGAACTTCCAAATACTTTGCTTGCGTAGGCGCTGCGTGGCTGAATTCCAAATCCTCATGGACGACAACGGCGTAGTCAATGGTTGGGTCAATGTTTGCGCCGTATTCCACCGTCGCCTCTAGAAAGAACTCATTAGCCAGTTCCAATGTGCCAGACGCTTTCAACGCACCAGTGTCGACGGGAACAAGTTGCTGGCTTTCGTCAAAAACCCTTTTCATTACGGTGTTCTGGGCATTGACCATAGCCGTCTTGAATATGTGTTCTACCTTTGCCTTGCTTGGCAGGCTAGAAGCGTCAAACAAAACCTTGAACGTAGCCACTTTTCACTATTCCCTATGCGAAGTGGATAGTCGTGGAATAAGGCCCGTTTTCGTCGTAGTTGTTGTCTATGTAAGCGATTACGGGGTATCGCAGGGCAGGTTGCGTTTGGCTGGGGATACAGACAAGGCTTTCCGTGCTGATTTCGGGAAAGAAACTCGTCAGGTAGGCACGACCAGACGACTTGCGCTCACGCCCCTCGCTGTCCTTGAATATCATTGTTTGGAACTCAATACGGCAGGCGTATGACTTTGCCGTTGTCCAAGCCTGTTCGCTGGTGTTGGTGGAACCGCTGGGCAGAGGTTGTGCGTGACGACCATAAATGTCCAAAGGTGCTGACGGCGTAGGAACGGCGTAGGTTGGGGGGTTCTGAACCAGAATCGTCTGGGTCATCATTTCCAGCAGAAGTGGGTCAACTGCCATTACGGGTTCTCACCGTTGAACGCATCGCCTTGACCGTCACCACCACTACCGTCGCCACTGGGGTTGTATCCCGTGCCGTAGGTGCTGGTAACACCAAGAGTAGAGTTTGTAGGCCAGTAGTTCGTTTCGGCGTAGTAGGGGTCAAACGAACCGCCAACCTTGAATTCTGCGCCAAGAGCCTGTGGAGCGGCGTTCACCATCGGTGGGTTCACACGGCGACTACGAGCCAGAAGGTCTTTAGCCAGACGTTCGTAGCGTTGCGCACGGTCACCATAGGACTGCGACAGAGAAAGCCCTCCGACGCTCTTAGAGGTGCTTTGAGACAAACCTGTGAACGTAGAGGCAATGTTCTGTGCGGTGTTCGCTGCCGCACGGTAAATCTCGTAGTTCATTTCCATCAGGTTGAAGGCGATTTCCTCGTCCTGAACAAGCGGCGTGTCAGGGTTGGTATCACCAACAAGCCAACGAATAGCGTCCTTTTGCGACGAAGTTGGGTCTGCGGAGTATGTCCAAGTCATTTCACTATCCTTACATTTGGGCGAAGTTGAATACGATTGAGCCAGTCAAAATACGCTGTGCGCCGTTTGACGTTTGTGTTGCGGTGATTTGGAAATACCAACGACCCGGTGTGAGTGTCGAGAGTGCGCCGTCAGCCCACTGAACAACCATGTTTGCCGAACCGTTGGTGCTGGTAAGACCAATAATCCCTGATGAAATAATGACTTGCGCAGGGTTTGGAGGGCGACCAATCTTCATTTGGAACGTCCAACCCGTGCTGAAATCCAATGGCGTTCCGCTTGCGTCAAGCCAGAGAAACGAGGCCTGTGGCAGGTTTGCTGCTGGTGTTGGGTAAGTAAGTGTGTCTGCCATTAGTTTCGCTCCTCAAACGTAATAACTGGTGCGTCTTGGATTATTTCACTAACCACCGAGTCTGTGAATGATGCTACTGCTTGTTCTCGGTTTGTCGTGATAGGAGCGTCGTTTAGTTGCTCAAAAGTCAGGTATTCCTGAAAGATAACGGGTGCTGAAACAAACAGTTGAGAAACAAGCGCAAAACCAGTCTGCATTTGGAAATCTACAGACGACCCGTATCGCTTACTGGCTACCTGCTTTAGTGAGGTGAAAGTGTTGAGTAGGGCGTTTGACGATGCTCGCAAACGTGTAGATACACGCTTCGAGGTGGAAACTTGCGCCTGTGTCGTAGAGCCAGCGACATTGTGGGTAAGTAATTTGCCGTTTCCTTGCGTTTCCACCTGAACTGACGACCCGTTGCGAGTTAGTGAGCGTAGAAATGCCCCCGTAGCCCCAGAAACGGCGACAGATGCTGCAAAATTGGCACGGGCAGAAAACTTTGTGCCTGTGGTGACTTGACTTTGGGGCGTAGAGCCAGATACGTTGTGCGACCTAATGGTTGTCCCGTCGGTGGTGGAAACCTCTGTAGCGTCGCCAACAACAGTGTGCGTAAGGGTTTTCACCCCGTCACTCACTTCAGCCCCAGTTGTGCTTCCTGCCCTTAATGCCGAACGAACCTTAGTGCTGGTGAAACTGAATAACTGAACCGCCGAACCATAGACGGCAACAACCAGTTCGGTTGTATTCGTTCCCACCGTAGTGAAAACTTGGGCGACAGACGAGTTAGAGAGGTATTGGAAAACCTTTGAGCCGACGGCGACCGCACCCTGAACAGCAGACGAGTTTTCTATGTATGCCGTGAACTTGTTGCCAGTGGTGACGCTTGCCTCTGACGTAGAGCCATTGACATTGTGCGTATTGGAAACAACCCCTGATGTGGTGGAAACTTCCCAGAAGGATGCAGCATTTGTGTGTGCCAAAGTCTTTGACAGCGTGGTGATTTGGATTTCTGGCGTAGAGCCAAACCGGACATACGGGATTGACTTTGTTCCGTCGGTGACGGGGATGCCGACCACCGAACCGATGGTGACGTAGGCATTGCCAGTCCGACCGCCCTTGTAAAGCCCAATAAACGGCGTGTTTCCACCACCGTTATAGAACGCAAAGGTTATGTTGGCATTAGAAACTGTCGTGGGCATAGCCCATCACCAGCCTCTACTAGTTGCTCATAAGCCAAGTAGGCGTGAAGGCAAGCGTGTCGTTCGCAGCAAGAACTGGCGATGAAGCGTCGGCAAAGTTAGCGGCGTAGAGCGCAGTTCCACCAGACGAGGCGGTAATGATGAAGTAGCCGTTAGCGGCAGTCCAAGTTCCGAGTGCTGGGCCGAACGTTGATGCTGCGGTTGGTGTCGTCTTGATACCAGTTCCGAGAAAGTTCTGACCACCGTAATAGGTGTCAGAGGTCGGTGGCAAGTTGTCGCCAATGCTGATGTTGGCAGAGTTCTGCGTGTTCGTCAGGGTTCCGCTGATAACGATTTGGTTAGAACCGGGCAGACCCGTAATGATGTGGCTTTCCAATGTGCCACCCGTTCCGAGCGTAATCACCATACCGGCTTTCAGACCAGCGTAAGTGGTAATGGTTCCCGTGTAGGTTCCGTTCGTAGTGATGTATGAGTTGCCAGCCGTGTTGCCGGTTGAAGTCGTGGTTGAGGTGGAAAGACCCGATGCAGCAGTTACGGGCGTGGCAAACGTGACAGCCTGACGGGCATAGCCAGCACCCGTGACTTCCGTGATTCCACTACCTACAGTGGCGGTAGCCGACGGAACTGTCGTTCCCGACAGACCCGTGTAAAGACCAACGTAGAGTTGCGAGTAGGTAGATGGTGTTGCTGTAATAATCTGGTTGAGCATGACGGTCAAGCCAGAGTTGAGAAATACCTGTGCCACTTACAACTCCTATGGATAGTGTGCCTTATGGCAACACTTTACCAAAGGATTTCTAATTTACTGGGCTGGTGTAATCGGCGCAGATTCAGGATTTGCGCTTGCAGTTGGGTCAATGGGCGGTGTGGTGGAAACCGCTGGCGCAAGAGCGTTCAGAGCGTCAATGTGAACCTGTAGGGCGTTGTCCAACGTGCTGATTGCGTTCTGGGCAATGGTTTCGGCTTGCGTGTCGCTATTCGCCTGTGCCACCTGCAAGTTCAGGCTGTGCTGATACGCCTCAGCAGCAAACTGCTGGATGCGCTGGGTAAGAAGTTCACGCTTCTGGTCGTCGGAGAGCAAAGATGAGTAGTCCATAGATTTCACTATACCAGAGTGAAGGAAACTAGAACGTCATAGTTCCGCTTGTTCCGGCAGTAATAACAACATAACTATACAAACCAGTTGTGCTGATAGAGCCGTGCGTCAAACCGCTAAACGTCGGGGTTCCCGAATAGGCAGAAGTTAGCCAACGGACAATCACCACGCCGTTGTTTGCATTGGAAACCTCACTGTCGCCACCCCATCCGTAGGTTCGCCCCGATTGTGCTGTTCCTGTTCCAACGCCACCAACGCAATAAGTTGTGGCAGTTCCGGTAATGGAACTACTTAGACCGAAACCACCTGAACCGCTTGCTAGAGACGTAGCACCTGCGCCGCCTGCGCCACCACCTCCACCGCCATTTACAGAGGTTCCTGCCACGTTGGCGGCACCACCGGCAAAGGTGTTCACACCAGAGGCAGCACCGCCAGATGAGGAGTTTCCGCCGCCACCACCACCCGAACCACCCTTGTTGCCTGCGGTCTGGGATGTTGTGCCGTAACCACCGTAACCACCGCCGAGAGAGGTGATGGTCGTTGCCCCAAAAGTCAATACCGAGTTTTCACCATTTGTACTACCGCCGCTTGAGTTGCCGTATGTGCCAGCGGAACCGACGCTAATAGTGAGCGTAGAGCCAACGCCAATGCCCGTTAGTGCTGAATCAAGGGTTGGCGTGGAACTGCCTCCTGCGGTGGAAAGGGTCACCGACGAACGTAGGTCGCCAGCACCACCGCCACCACCACGACGTGCCGTACCACCTCCTGCTGCACCACCTCCACCTGCTATAAGAAAGTCAACTTGGGATGTCAATGAAGATGAGAACATGCCGAGTGCTTGGATAGCATCGTCTGCGAATGTAGTTACGAGTGGCATTAGAACTTTGTCAATCCTGCTAACAGTGTCCAAGTAGGCGTGTTTGACGTGCAAATCACAGTAAACGTATAAGAATCAAGAGTGTTGGCATCGGCTGATGACCATGCTGTACCACCTTGGTAGTACGTAGTAATACCATTGTTTGTTGCGCCCTGCAATGGGAGTGCTGAGCTACTTGCACCCGCCTGATTACCATTAATGGTAACGTTGCTGGGCA